GAGCAGGCGGTAGTCGGTTCCGGCCGTCAGGGAGGTGGGAGATCCCGTGACGGTCGACGTGGTAAGACTCACCGAGTCGGCATTGCGCGATAGGTACACACCATCTACGGCCATCCAGGGGTAACGCCGCTGGTACAGGAAGAACGTCTCCGTCCGCTCCCCGATCAAGGGGCCGAACACGGCGGTCCACGCCTCCTCAACCTCGTCGATCATGTCCTGGGTGACGGCATCACCGACTCGATCATTGGCATCGGCCAGACTGACGAGACTCATTCCGAACTCCTTACTGGCCTAAGCCTGTTCAAGAGCCTCGGCGATCTCGGTCTTGGTGGCGTATGGCTTGACCTCGACGCCCTTGCTCGCGGCTTCTTCGAGCAGTTCGGCCTTGGTCGGTTCCTTGGCGGGTGTGACGTTTCGCTTCTCGCCGGGGCGGGCCGTTGCCTGCTCCACGTCGAAGCCATCAGTGGCAAGCACCAGCAGATGCTCACGGCCCTTGATAAGCGGGTCGTTGCCCTGCAATCGTCGGCCCTTGCGAATGAGTTGCCGTTCGTTGGTGATGAACGGGCGCTTGACGATGTAGATGTCGGACTTTCCCATCGGGGTTCCTCTTGGTGGGGGGCGGGGAGGGAGGGGAGGAAGCCTCCCTCCCCGCTGAGGGGTTAGGACGCGACCGGGACGCCGCCGGTCAGGACGCGGAATGCGTTGGCATCCACGACGCCCGAGCTGTTCCGCCAGTAGGCGTACAGCCCGCGCATACCGTTCGGGTAGTTCCGAGCGGTTCCGAACAGGTGCGGGACGAGCTCCACGTTGAGGCCCACCCGGTCGACGATCACGAACCGGCTGAAATCGCCGATGACGGCGATCTTGTCCCCGTCACCGACGGTCGTATCGAGACCGCTGGTGAGGAACACCGGGTAGTTCAGCAGGCGCGGCGGGATGCCGGCCTGGAGCGAATCGGCCCACATGCCGTTGTCGGCAGTGCCGAGCTGTCGAACGAGTCCAGCCACGACGCGACTCATCAGAATCGAGGCGTTGTCCTGGTATCGGTCAGGCAGACGCTCGGTGAGGGTGTAGAGATCACCCTCCTCAAGGGTGGCACCGAAGCCAACGAGGTTGGTGGCTCCCGTCAGCAGGCCCTCGGGCTCGTTGGACGCGGAACCAGCGCCGTTGAGGAACTTGTCAGCCTCGAGGCTGGCCTTGGCCTCAGCGAAGGCGCGGGTCATCTCGGAGCGGAGAGCGCCCCAGTCCTCGCCAATCTCGATCGAGAACGGAACGAAAGCCTGGGCCTTCTCCACTTCGATCTCGGGCTGGCTGAGGGTCGGCGAGTCGTCGCTCGTCTCCGTCATCTCCGCGTCGTAGGACGCGACGATGCCGTCGGCGGCGATACCACGCCAGATGTTGCCGCTGATCGTCACGACGCGCGAGATGCGCCGAAGCGGGCTGACCGCCACATCGGCCGTCAGAATCAGCGTCGGGTCGATGGTGACAGGAACGGCGAGGTTGCCCTCGGTCCCGTCGCCGGCCGAACCGCTGATGGAGAGCACGCGCTCCTCCTCGGTCGTCAGCGAACGGTTGGCGGCCTTCTTGAAGAAAGCCCGCTCGTAGACCGGGTTGGAGGTCTGCCAGACGCGCTGGGCAATCGCGGGATCACGCTTGATGAGCGCCTCAAGACGCTCCTTGGTGGCATCCGCATCGACCTTCTCGGAGAAGGACAGATGATCGAGCGCCCGGTTGGCTCGGTCAGCCACCTCGACGGGGAACTGTTCCCGCGTCATCGGGGGCAGCGGCTCCCAGATGGCACGCGACTCAGTGCGCTTCGGCTTGGCGGCGTAGAACGTCGGCACGCCGCCGTCGCCACGCTCGATATTCTTGGGGTTCTCAGCGACACGACGCACGACAGCCTCTCGGGCCTCGAGCTCGACGCGCTTGCGGTCGATGGCCGAATCGGCCTCCTCAAGCGCAGCGAACTCCTCGCGCTGCTCATCGCTGAATGGGTGGGAACCAGCCTCGGTGTGAATCGCCTGGAGGCGGTTCCTCACTTCGGTCTGGTAATCATCGAGTTCCGCAAGGGGGATCTCGTTGATGTCACGGAGTTCCATGACGCAACTTCTCCATATAGGCGTCCCAGTCGGTCTGCGACCGGAACTTCTTCGGGGTGGGCACAGCGATCACGCGGCGTCCAGCGTCGAGGTGAGGCTCGGCCCCGGCGTCGACGGGAGGTGCGTCATTTGCTGACAACAGTTCCAGCAGCCTTGCGGGGTCGCCCGTTAGACGCTGGCTCATGTAGTAGTCGGTGGTAGAGCGGATTCCGGCTGTCGCGCCGGCGTATGCCGGGTAGGTAACCGGCCCAAACTCGTACAAGGCGAGCTCCCGGATGGTCCGCTCGGGAAGGCGGTCAGGGTTCTGCTCGGTGGCCGTCTTGGGCCGCTTCTCCCACCAGCGAGACGGCTCCTCACGGACCACGCTGAATCGGAACGACGCTCCGTACTTCCCGTGCTTGAGCCCGCGCATCAGCAGCGGCGGGATCTCTGGGAAAAGAGCCGCCTCGTAGGCGGCCCCGATGTCGTCTTCCTCGATGCTTCGCAGATCTGCGAGCACCTGATCCCCGAGTGACGGGTCGTGCCCGTGGTTGAAGGTGATCTGGATGCTGTCGCGGTTCTCGGCGATCGTTTTGGCGAACGCGCCCGGAGCGATGCGCTCCATGAACTCGCCCTCGAACATGGACGAGATGCGAGTCCACTGATCGAACACGGCGAGATGTCCGGCCAGGGTCGGTAGCTCCTCGTCGTCCGACACGGTGAAGCGCGCCAGTGACCGCTCGATGTTGTCTCGCAGAGGACGCGGCAATGCCTCCCGAGCCTCGGTGTCTTCCATGCCTGTCTCCTGCATCGCTAGTGGCTTCCTTCCAGCAGCTTCGTAATCGACTCTCTCGTCACTAGGGCTCGTGCCGAGGCTTCGGCGGGCGGCGTTGCGCCGTCACCTACGGTTCCGGGCGGGAGCAACTGCACGCTCACCAAGCCGGTGTGCTGGCCGAGCAGTCGCTTGAGATCGTTGGACACCACGGCGTCGATCACGGCATCCGGGTCGAATCCGCCGTCAATGAGCTGGCGGATGGACGACGCATGGCGGGCCTGCACTGCGGCGGCGTCCTTCACGTCGTCTGCGAGGAACGGGATGTGGCGCTCGTCGTACCAGAGGCGAGATCCGGAAGGGGTGCGGATGATGGTCTGCATCGCCCCCGCAAATCCGCGCCACAGTGGCCGCATGGTCTTGTCAGCGGTCAGACGGCGAGCCGCGGTGAAGTTGCCCTGGTTGAGAGACGATCCGGTGAGCGAATCGCCTAGACCTAGGATGACCGGGTGAATTCCAGAGGCAGCCGCGATACGGACCTCACCGGCTCCTTGGACGGCCTTGAAGTCAATCTGCTTCATATCCGACCCGACCGGAGTGGCCGTAGCGCCGGCGGCGAGGTACAGGGTCTTGTAGGCGTTCGCCAGGCCCTTGTACTCGGTGTCCATCGTCTCGACGAGGCGCTTGAACTTGTCGGGGTCGTCTAGGTCGAGGGACACGACCATGTTCGGAGTCGCGCCGTTCTCGAAGAACTTGAGCTTGTGGTCCCGGGCGGCCGAATCGCCGATGATCTCCCGTCGCACGGCCTCGATCCACGACACGCCGCGATATCCAGCTTCGGGGTCAGGGATCGGAGCCCAGTGAGCGACCTCACTCGGTGGGAGGATGATCGGATCGTCGCCCGAGTCGTAGCCGCCGGGGTGGTAGGCGTACCCGACGACTTCGGCGTCGATGTCGGTCGACACTGTATCCACGTCGTTGTCGCTGCCGAGGATGATCGACACCCAGTCGGGGCGAAGGCGGCGGATTCTGTTGGATCGGCGGACGGCGAAGAAGTTGCCCGAGAGGTCAACATCCTGGATGGCTCGGGAGAGAAGGTCGCCTGTCGTGGCATTCGGCCACGGGTTCTCGAGCAGGGCGAGATCCTGGGTGCCGAACAGGTCGCCAGGAGTGCCGTTGCGAAGCTGCTGAAACTGGAACCGTGCCTCGCTGAACAGGAGCTGGCGGGTCGCCATGCAGGTGAAGATGATCCCGTTGCGCCGAAACGCCCCGATTGCAAGTCCCGAGAAGTTGGGACTGATCTCCTCGACTTCGCCGTTCAGCGTCTCGCGGATAGTCGGGTAGCCGAGAGACTCATAGCTAGTGAGCAGGGCCGCCAACTGGTCGATGTTGAAGGGACGGAAGACGGTGCGCTCGGGGAGCCCCATCCATCGGCGGAGCGTGTCTGTTATCGCCATGCCAGCAGGGGCTCCTTATCCGGGACTTGGGTCGAGGCCAGTGAATGGACCATCGCGGCGGCGGTCAGGGCGTCGATGACTCGACGGTCTTGCTCGCCACCGCTACGCGACTGGCTTGGGCGGTCGAACCGTGCATCGCCATACGGAAGGACCCGTGCGACGGCATTGAGGGCGTGCTGCGTAAAGTCGGCATCACCGGGGTGCTTGAGCCAACCGGAGCGCAGCGCCTCCATGAACTTGGAGTAGTCCTCGGTCGCGAATTGGTTGGTCTGTGAGCGATCGACGACGGTGCATCCGAACTCCTGCTCCACCCACACCGCGAGCTGTTCAGCTCGCGAGGTATCCATGACAACCGTGTGGATCGGGTTTCGCTCATGAAGTTCGACGAATGCGCGCTCAACCTTGTCGGGGTCGAGTGACGTGCCATCTCGGGGCGGGACGAGCACCTTCGCCGGACCAAACAGCCGATACTCAGAATCGCGATACCAGAGTGGAACGAGGGCAGTCGTGTCCCACTTCCACGCGATGTCCGCCCCAACCCAGATCGGCTCCCCCTCGGGAATGACATCGGTCGTCTGGGCGGCGAACCACTCCGCCTCTTGGATTGCGGCGTTCTCAGCTCGGGTCGGCAGGTTGCAGACGAATCGTCGCCAGTGGTGAATCGTCATGGTCGGGCTGTTGAACTTGTCGCGTAGCGCGTCGACGGTGATGCCGCTGAATGGGTTGGCCTGCTTGACGACCTCGAAGTCCTCTACGTTGGCCTTCTCACTGACGGCCCAGTCGTGCAGAACCGTGCGACCTGTGAATGACCGGACGAACGCACCTTCTCGCTCGTTGAGGCTCGACTGACGTAGCCGTTCCCGTGTGGTCTCGAAATCGCCTCCCGGTTCCCCGGCGGTGGAGATGGTGACGATTTGGCCGTGGCGCTTGAGCAATTTGCCGGACCATGTTCGATATAGGCCGAGGTCTCGGTGACGGTGGAGCTCGTCCAGGATGCCGAGGGTCGGGATAACGCCGTCTCCGGTGCGGTCGTCGGCGGCGAATATCTGGATGCGCCCACCGAGGAAGTGGTTGATGCGCCGGAACCCCTGCAAGCACTCAAACCGAGGAACTTCGGTCTTACGCTTGCCCTTCGCCTTCTGGATCGGCGACTCCACCATGTCGTACATGCGGGGCGAACGCAGGACGAACCCCTCGGCCTGGCGGTACATGATCTCTGCCTGCTCGCGGCTCGATGCTGCAACAGGGACGGACGCTGACGGTCGGAACTCGAGGTGATAGAGCGCAAGACCCGCAACGAGCGTCGTCTTGCCGTTGCCTTCCGGCACGACCAGCCAACACTCAGGAATGCCGTCAAACACATCGAGGAGGAACGCCTCCTGAAAGGGCTCGGGCTCCCACGGTTCGCCGGTATCGAGGATGAGATCAGCAGCCCACTTGCGAAAGTGCTCGATCGTGAACGGGTCGCCCGGCTTCGTCTGTTGAAGGGCCAAGGCCATCAGGTGACTCCTTGGTCACGAATGTTTCTCGCGGCGAGGAGGCCGGGGGTGTCGGGGGAGTGGTCGGCTGCGTGCGAGCGTGGCCCCCCCACCTA